AAGTAGGGTGCAACAGTGTGCTTAATCCGGGAACTGTAATTGGCAGAAATTCAAACGTATATCCAACCTCGATGGTGCGCGGTTTTATTGAAGCCGGAAGTATTTACAAGAAGCAGGGCGAAATAGCTGCCAAAAATTAAGGCATAATAATTTGATAAAAATTTGACGAATTTTGCAAATTATAATTGCTATTTTTTCTGATTTGTGAGAAAATATTTTTGTATGAGTTACATATCAAAGTCATTTTTATACAAAAGGCATTTGATAAGTACTTAAATGTGGGATATACTTCTCACATTAAAAATATAAGTAATGTAATCGAAAGGAGTTTTCACATGATTTATTCAAAAGAAGTTGAAGAAATGTGTACAGTCGCTCGTGATGGTAATCATGGCTGCGCCCCAATCCCAGAAGAAGCAAAATGGGTAAAAGCAAAGGACGTAAAGGATATTTCAGGTTTCACACATGGCGTTGGCTGGTGTGCACCTCAGCAGGGTGCCTGCAAGTTATCCCTTAACGTAAAGGAAGGTATCATTCAGGAGGCATTAGTTGAGACAATCGGATGTTCAGGTATGACACATTCAGCAGCTATGGCAGCAGAATTACTTCCAGGCAGAACTGTAATGGAAGCATTAAATACAGACCTTGTATGTGATGCTATCAACACAGCTATGAGAGAATTATTCTTACAGATTGTTTACGGACGTTCACAGTCTGCATTCTCTGAAGACGGACTTCCTGTTGGAGCAGGTCTTGAAGACTTAGGAAAGGGCTTAAGAAGCCAGGTTGGTACTATGTATGGTACATTAAAGAAGGGACCTCGTTATCTTGAAATGGCAGAAGGTTATGTTACAGGAATCGCTCTTGATGCTGATGACAAGATTATCGGCTACAAGTTCGTTAACCTTGGTAAGATGACTGACTTTATTAAGAAGGGTGACGATGCAAACACAGCATGGGAGAAGGCTGCAGGACAGTATGGTCGTGTTGCTGATGCTGTTAAGATTATCGATCCTAGAACAGATAAGGAGGTAAAATAATTATGGCATTATTCGAATCCTATGAAAGACGAATAGATAAAATTAACGAAGTATTAAAAAGCTATGGCATCGCTTCTATCGAAGAAGCTGAAAAGATTACAAAGGACGCTGGACTTGATGTTTATGATCAGGTTAAGAAAATCCAGCCAATCTGTTTTGAAAACGCATGTTGGGCTTATACAGTAGGCGCAGCAATCGCTATTAAGAAGGGTTGCAGGAAGGCTTCAGATGCAGCAGCAGCTATTGGTGAGGGACTTCAGGCATTCTGTATTCCTGGTTCAGTTGCAGACAACCGTAAGGTAGGTCTTGGACATGGTAACTTAGGAAAGATGCTTCTTGAGGAAGACACAGACTGCTTCTGTTTCTTAGCTGGACATGAGTCATTCGCAGCAGCAGAAGGTGCTATAGGTATCGCTGAGAAGGCTAACAAGGTTCGTCAGAAGCCTTTAAGAGTTATACTTAATGGCCTTGGAAAAGATGCAGCAGAAATTATTGCCCGTATCAATGGATTTACATTCGTAGAGACAGAGTATGATCCATATACAAATACTGTTAAGGAAGTATTCAGAAAGTCATATTCTGATCCTAACGGTCCTCGTGGCAAGGTTAACTGCTACGGTGCTAATGACGTTTGTGAAGGCGTTGCAATCATGTGGAAGGAGAACGTTGACGTATCTATCACAGGTAATTCAACTAACCCTACAAGATTCCAGCACCCGGTTGCAGGAACATACAAGAAGGAAAGACTTGAAGCTGGCAAGAAGTATTTCTCAGTAGCATCAGGCGGTGGTACAGGACGTACACTTCATCCTGATAACATGGCAGCAGGTCCTGCTTCTTATGGTATGACAGATACATTAGGACGTATGCATTCAGACGCACAGTTCGCTGGTTCTTCATCAGTTCCCGCTCACGTAGAAATGATGGGACTTATCGGAATGGGTAACAACCCTATGGTTGGAGCCACAGTTGCTGTTGCAGTTTCGATAGAGGAAGCTGCCAACGCAGGAAAGTTCTAAGACATAAATAAAAGAAAACTTAGAAAATGCCGTAATCTCAAGGGATTGCGGCATTTTTTCTGCTTTCTGAATTTTTAGTTATTTCATGTTAAATTACATTAAAATTAGTTCGTAGCTACCATATAGCTACCATATAGCTACCACCTATAGCTACCACTTTTAGAACACTATTTGATCTTTTCAATCTCATCATGGAACTCGTTGAATCGCCGGTGTGTGTACACCTTTTCTGTGACATCAGATATTTCATGACCGACGATCATCTTTAATATATATTCATCCATTCCGGCAGCTTTCCCTTTCGTGATAAATGTATGCCTCGTATCGTGTGGTCGATGTGACATATGCAGACGCTTGTTGATTTTTTCAAATCTGCCCCTATACTTATCATATGTGAGGTGCGTTCCCTGCTGACCGTTTTCATCATTAAATAAATAATCACTATTCATTTCAACCGCCTTTTCGTAATTAGACTTTACGAGGCCATATACCTTGCTATGGATAGGAACGGTCCGGTTACGCCCGGCATCCGTTTTCAGACCTCCAGTGTAGACACGGTTTTCCAGGTCAACATCAGCAATCTTTAACACTGCGAGTTCCTGCGGCCTCCACCCTGAATATATCCCGATTAAAACCATATCAACGAATGGAAACGTGATATTATCCCACAATAATTGTTCTTCCTCGGCTGAGAATGGTACTCGGACGATTGTTGGCTTTGGACGCTTGACGGTATCGCAAAGTTCCGCATAGTTTACTGTTACAATTTCATTCTTGATAGCATATCTATATAGCATATTGCAAAGAGATTTCATACGCTGCTTTGTGGAACCGCCGACAGATGCGTCCTTGATGCACCCCTCAATGTGAGACGGTCGAATGTCTATAAACTTCATGTTGTGTATACCCTTAAAATAAGAGTATGCCGATTTCCAAGACCTCGCTGCGGAGGGCACTATTTTCTCAAAATGCTCTGTGCTCCATTTATCATACGCCTCGGAAAACGTAATTTTGTTTGCGTCGATGTCATACGGATTCTTATTGTACTCTGTCAATGCCTCCAGTGCCTCTTTCTGAGTTGCATAATCTCCGATAAGACGACGTTTCTGTTTCGCCTTGCCTAATTCCTCATCGTACTCAATTCGGAGCGTCACAACAGCCCTCCAAGGCTTCCTTCGCTTGCCTTTGATTTTGTAAACGCTTCCATTTCCATTTGCCATACGCATAGTATCATCCTCCTTTTATTGATTTTTTGGGCATAAAAATAACAGCTATCAAAAAACTAATGTTCTGCCTTGCGACAACTGCCCGAAGATGATACAATATGCTTGTCGAGGGCGTATGTATCGTACAACGGTAGTACGCAGGTATAGTCATTCCGCATTGATGTGGGGTGGCTATATTTTTTAACCACAATTTCTTTTTTGATGTGCTTCATATTCGATGCAATCTACATCTCTGCTTCTGTCGAAATCCCCATTTTTTATATGTCCCAATGCGTGATTGTAGGCTTTAAGCCTCTGTTCTTGTGAAAGATAGTCGTTAATGAATATGCTGTAAGTTCCATCGTTGTTTGCAACAACATGTTCACGAATCAGCGGATCCATGTCAAGTATGTAGACAAAAACATCATCCATATAATCAAATCACTCCTATTGTGGCTCGGAATCTTGCAATTTCTTCATAAATTCCAAATGTGCTTTTAACCGCTCTGGTTTCATTTTAGCGCTCATATCAAACAAGGAACGCATATCAGGGTTATCATAAATTGCTTGTGCTATCTTCTTTGTTTCCTCATTAAGATAATACCCTTCTTCTTGCTGCTTCGATTTATCTTCCAGTAGATCGGATAATTCAATATGCAACCAGTTACAAATTGATTGGATTTTATCCATGCGTGGCATCTTATCTCCATTGCACCATGCGGACACTAGACCAGTGCTTGCACCAATATACTTAGCTAAATCTACCTGTTTTTTATCGTTCAGCGTAAGAAAATAATTTAAATTCTTCGCAAAGATTTTCTTAGCACTATCCTCTGACATAAAACACACCTCCATAACCATGTTTGTAAGCTGATTATACTCTAAAAGCGAACATTTTTCAATAAAAATATACAAAAAGTTCACTTTAAGTATTGATAACTCTCTTTAAGAGAGTATAATGTAAAACATGGATGTCATGGAAATGGACAAGCCAAATGAAAGAAAGGATGGGTAAAATGAAACTTAAGCTGAGTGCATTAAGGGTTAATGCAGGTCTTACACAGGAAGAAGTTGCCGAAAAAATGCATATAAGCAAGGCAACACTTGGAAAATGGGAGAATTATAAGACATTTCCCACATCCGTACAGTTGAGACAGCTGTGTAGTCTTTATAACTGCACACTGAACGATATTTTTATACCCGATAAACTCTCTGCAAGAGAGGAATAGCCACAGCGTTGAGCAAAAATAGGAGAAGTAGTATGAAAAATCAAACCTTCAATTCAACCAAAGCAGATGTGAGAGTAACTGTAAAACAGGCAGCAAGCGAATTACACATGGGAATTCTTACAGTTCAATGCCTCATGCAACAGGAGAGATTGCCGATAGGGTATGCCGTGAAAAAAGAAGGGAAAAGCCGCTATGGATATTACATCTACCGCGGAAAACTCGACGCCGTGAAAAAAGAACTTGGAATTGGATAAACGGCCATTTGGCTTGTTTATAGATATAACCAGAGAAAGGAAGTGAAGAAATGCAAAAAGGAACAGTCAAATGGTTCAATGCGGCAAAAGGCTACGGATTCATCACAGATGAACAGGGCAATGATGTATTCGTACATTATAGTGGAATCAAATCAGACAGTTTCAAGACCTTAATTGAGGGTCAGGAAGTAACCTTTGATACCGCTACTGGAACAAAAGGACCACAGGCAGTTAATGTTACTGCAATCTAACAAAGTGGCTACGGAGTAATAACAGTAGCACAGAAAGGAAAACCAATGAAAATCAAAAATGTTATTGAAGGAACCGGATTTTTGACAATGATGATAAGTGCATCGTGTGATATGGAGTACAGCGACCCAAATGCGGTGTTGGTAATTACTCTTATCGGATGCATCCTTTTATGGTACGGAGGTAAGGACTATGAGCCGGAAGATGATACCCATTAGTTTTGCCATAGCCGCAGTAGTGATTACTCCCTTAACTATGTCGCATTATAGCGTAATGCCGACAGAAGATGCTTTGGTGGCAACTGAAACAGATGTAATGGCTAGAACAACCGAGGCAATAAAGGAAGTGGCGATTTGTCAGCTTACTATAGATGTCGAGGACACATACATATCTGAGAAAATCCAAAATGAGTGTATTGCAGTCGGAGAGGAAAGAGGATATTGCCCGGAACTTCTCATGGCAATCATTGAATCAGAATCAAGTGGCAGACAGTACGCCGAGAATGGTTCGTGTAAAGGTCTCATGCAGATTAACATGAGCAATTCGGATGTTGTGGAGTATATGGACGAGCAGGGTTACACAGATATTTTTGATATTTATACCAATATTGAAATGGGCTGCTATGTGCTCGACCAAAAACGTGAGATTTTCGGAGATGACCTCTATGCAGTTCTGATGTCTTACAACGGCTCAAAAAATGTAGGAGAACGCATTGATAACGAAAATTACACCGATTACGCAGTCCACATTGTTGAAAGGTCGTGGGAACTGGAACGGATCCACGGAAAATAAATCTGCCAAATGCAATAACATTGATTTTCAGACAGTTTTAGATAATGAAATAGAAAAAATCAAGGAGGAAAGAAATGAAGATTACACGAATTAAAATCAGCAACCTTTTTGGCATCAAAGAGTACGAAGCTGACGGAAAAGACCGGGAATTGACCGGAACAAATGGCGTTGGCAAGACCTCTGTAATTGATGCCATACGTTACGCCCTTACCAACAAGTCCGACAGAAAGTATGTGGTAAGAGATGGGGAGAGTGAGGGGGAAATCATTATTGAGACAGATACCGGTCTGATGATTGACCGTAAGGCAAGGGTAGCCCAGACGGATTATAAGTCAGTAAAGCAGAACGGCCTTACTGTGAACAGCCCTGAAACATTTCTGAGAGACATCATCACGCCTTTGCAGTTATCCCCTATTGAGTTCATGGGCATGGATGAGAAAAACCAGAACGCAATCATTTTGAACATGATTGATTATCCCTGGACTATGGAAACAATCCGTGAGTGGTTTGGAGAAATTCCGGCAGATGTCAATTACGATCAGAATATCCTCGCAATCCTGCACGATATTCAGGATGAAAAGGGCGATTACTTTATGAACCGGCAGGACATCAACCGTGACATCCGGGCAAAGCGTTCAATCATTACAGACATCGGCTCGACACTTCCGCTGGACTATGACGGCGAGCGATGGGACAAGGTAAGCCTCAATGAACTTTATACCAAGATTGAGCAGATTCGCAAGTCCAATGAGACGATCGAAAAGGCAAAACGCCTGAAAGACGGACACGATTCAAAAATCCGGTTCTTTGAGGCGGATCGTGAGATTGCGCTTGCGGCACTCGAAAGAGAAATCCAGGCAGAGGGCAACAACATCGACACGGAGCTTGCAACGCTCAGAGAGCGCATTTCCGCACTGGAAAAGGAGAAGTCCGGCCTTGCATCCAAAAAGGCAGACAAAGAGGCGGTGATCCGCAGCGAGCACGAAAAGAAAGTGGCTCAGTTTGAATCCGAAATTGCCGCTTATGCGGAATACGCAGACAAGGACATTGAACCGGTGGACGCTCTGTTACAGGAGGCAAATACAGCGGAGAAAATGAAGTCACACATCAATGAGTGGCGGAGGATGCTTGGATTGCAGGAAGAAATCGAAACTCTTACCAAGAAATCCGCATCCCTTACGGAGAAGATTGAAAAGGCGAGAACACTTCCGGGAGAAATTCTTGAAACTGCAAGCATTCCAATTACCGGTCTTTCCGTAAAAGATGGCATTCCGCTCATCAATGGACTGCCAATCAGTAATCTTTCCGAGGGGGAGAAGTTAGACCTTTGCATTGATGTGGCAATTCAGAACCCGGCTGGCTTGCAGATTATCCTCATTGATGGAGTAGAAAAGTTATCTACTGAGATGAGAAATCGTCTGTATAGCAAGTGCAAGGAAAAGGGATTGCAGTTCATCTCGACACGAACCACTGACAGTGAGGATTTGACTGTTTACGAACTTTAAGGAGGAATGAGAGATATGTCAAATAACAACAAAGAAATGGATGCCTTGATGATGGCGATTATCATGCACGAACTCTTGAACAAAAAGGAAAAAGACCTCAAGGTCTCTCCGTTTACCGTGGCTATTGAGCTTACTCCAAACTCAATCTCATGCCACACAGAGGGAAACAAAGCCCTGATTGCGGACCTCGGTGCCGAAGAATGGCTGAAAGAAACGCAGAAGAAAATTGAACCGATTATGTCAGAACAGACAACAAAGTTCGCAGAACTTTTTGCAAAGAAAATCGGATGCGAGTTTCAGGACGGCAAAACATCCGGATTTGCCGATTTTCTGAAAGAAGTATTCGGGGGGGTCAGAAGATGTAGGCGAATAGCCTACATCTAACCCATGAAGTTGCCAATCTTATGCCTTTAAGGGCAGAAAGCCCAATAATAAAAAGGAGGACTAAAGGCATGGCAACACAAGACAAGAATTACTTAGCAACTGTTTACAAAGGCTTGGATGACAGTCTGGCACGTCAGGTAAGTGCATTACCAAAAGAGTTTAACAAGCAGAGGTTTATGCAAAACTGTATGACTGTTCTGCAGGACGGACAGGCAGATTTCTCCAAGTGCGAGGCAACGACTGTCGTGAGAACTCTCTTAAAGGGAGCATTTCTCGGACTGGACTTCTTTAACGGAGAGTGCTACGCAATTCCTTACGGAACTCAGTGCAACTTCCAGACGGACTACAAGGGCGAAATCAAGCTCTGCAAGCGTTATTCCAAAAATCCTATCAAGGACATCTACGCAAAAGTTGTTAAGGAAGGAGATGTGTTTGAGGAAGAGATTAAGGACGGCAGACAGACCGTAAACTTTAAACCGAAGTCATTCAATGACGGAGATATTATCGGTGCGTTTGCAATTGTTCTGTATCAGGACGGCTCACTGATGTATGACACCATGAGCAAGGCGGAAATCGAGCATACCCGTCAGACATTCTCCAAGGCAGCCAATTCTAAGGCATGGAAAGAAAGTTACGGCGAAATGTGCAAGAAAACAGTTCTCCGCCGCCTCTGCAAATTGATCGACCTCGACTTTGATACCGCGGAGCAGTGTCAGGCGTTTGAGGACGGTTCTGAGTTTGATGTAAAAGGGCAGTCGAAGGAGAAGTATCAGGCGAAAGACATCTATGCGTCAAAGGATGATGCGATCGACACAGAGATTCACGATGTAGATGATCTGGGTGCTGAAAATGAGTAGCCAGAATGTGCAGGATGGCACGAAAACGCCGTTCGTGCTTACATCGGAAAATTATTACTCAATGGAAGCAAATATGGCATATGTTTCTGTATCACAGTACAAAGATTTCAACGGCACTTCCGGCCAGATGGGATGTGAAGCGTATGCAATGGCAAAGCTGCGCGGGGAGATCCAACAGGAAATGACAACGCCGCTCCTTGTAGGCAGCTATGTAGACAGTTTTTTTGAAGGAACGCTCCCGACATTTGCGGCACAGCACCCGGAAATTTTTTCATCACGTGGGAAAACAGCCGGCGAACTCAAAAGCGAATATAAGCAGGCAGAGATCATGATTCAACGCGCCGTTAAAGACGAAGTGTTCATGCGTTACATGGCAGGAGATAAGCAGGTTATTATGACCGGAGAAATATCCGGGGTACCCGTGAAAATCAAAATGGATTCGTATGACGGAATCCGGATCACAGATTTAAAAACCGTAAAATCCATATCCGAAACATTTTATGCAAAGGATCTCGGGCAGAGGCTTAATTTCATTGAATGGTGGGCGTATGATCTGCAGGGAGCAGTGTACCGTGAGATTGTCCGGCAGAATACCGGGGATGTTCTTCCATTTTATATCTGCGCGATAAGCAAGGATAAGACCGGAACCGTCCCGCATCCGAGAATCAAGGTTATCGAAATACCACCTATGATTATGGATGAAAAGTTGACCGAGGTGAAATACAACATCGAGAAGATCCAGAGAATCAAAGACGGCGATATGGAGCCGCTTCGGTGTGAGGTATGCGATTACTGCGCCGATACAGAAGTTTTGGATGGACCTATTTCTATGGATCAGCTCATGGGGGAAATCTGATATGAAAGATTCCATTGTTGTGGACATGAAGTACGCCAATTACGACATGATTAGCGGCGAACCAAACGTGGAACGCCATCACATTTTCGGCGGCCCAAATAGGGGAAAATCAGACATTGACGGTTTGTGGATTCCGCTGACACCGGCTCACCATAATTCCAGTAACATGAGCGTCCATATGAACAAAGAGATGAAGGCTATGAGCCACATTATCGGTCAGTTAGCCTACGAGCTGGAATTAGTATCTACCGGGAAAGCCAAGACAAAAGACGAGGCAAAGGAAATGTTTCGCCGCCGGTATGGAAAATCATACTTGTAGCAGAGGAAGGAGGTGAAAAAGATTATGCCAACAGAGAAAATGACATTAGCATCCATGTGTGACGGCGGTGTGCAGGAGAGAATCGACCATGCGTTGATGAAGATTTCCGACAACATCCTTGACCTCAATACGGATGCCAAAAAGAAACGCAGCCTTACGGTAACGATCAGTTTTCAGCCAAACGAAAATGACCGAGAGGATGTAGCTGTTGAGGTTTCCACGAATGTGAAACTTGCTCCGGAGAGCGGTCTGAAAACGCAGTTGTTCATCAATAAGGATTTCAAGACCGGAACAATGAACATCACGGAACACGCAAGAGGTCAGATCAAAGGTCAATTATCGCTGGATGACATGGGAATGTCTGTAGATGATTCTGAATCTGAAGCTGAGGAATTAGGCTGTGATCCTGAAACTGGAGAAATCATCGAAGATGAACGCCAGAGCAACGTGATTGATATGCGGCAGGCAAGGAGTATGTAGGAGGTCTCAATGGAGAAAGCAATGTTAAGCCAGCCTATGGCCGGCAAAACCGACGAGGAAATCGTAGCAACAAGAGAAAAGGCAATCAAAGCCCTCAAAGAAAGAGGATATGAGATTGTCAACACACTCTTTACGGATGAATGGTATAGCAAAGAGAAAATGGAGGAAAGAGGCGTTGTTCAGATTCCTCTCTGCTTCTTGGCAAAATCGCTCGAAAATATGAGCCTTTGTCACGCTGCCTATTTCTGTAAGGGATGGGAAAACGCAAGGGGCTGTAAGATTGAGCATGATGCGGCAGTAGCATACGGTCTCGAAGTAATTTACGAAGAATAGGAGGCTCTTATGATTAAAGCAGCTATTAACAAGATTTTGGAGCTTGCACCGCCGGTTATCAGTGAGATTAACGGCAGAAAGTATTCCGATAAGGAGTTAAGCCGTATCGACAATGAGCTGAGGGCAGTAAGTATCTCCATGAACACATTAACCGGTCTCGTTGATTTTATCAAGAGTACCAAAGATTTCAAACCGATTCCGTACATTATCCAGGTAGTTTCCCCGACCGAAGTCCGGCTGATTTCCAGCTTGGACGGCGATCGCAAGAGAGAAACGCTTGCAGAGGTGAATGCAGAAATCCCAGATTTCAGCTTCGGACAGTTCATCGAAAACGAAAAGTTCATCATCAACGTGCAGGCTAAATTCTTGGATTCCGATGCGGAGAAGAATGACAAGCCGATCATTTTGCAGTTTGCCGGGAACGTAAAAGCTGGAACCGTTGCAGAGTACGGCGATACCGGCGTAGGACAGAAAGCGGCTATTAAGAAGGGCGTTGCATCACTGCAGGAGGTAGAAGTACCGAGTCCTTGTTATCTGATGCCGTACAGAACCTTTACAGAGGTCGCACAGCCAATGAGCAGCTTTATCTTCCGCGTCAAGGATGATGACAGATATGGTGTGGAATTTGCGCTGTTTGAGGCGGATGGAAACGCTTGGAAACTGGAAGCCAAGGAAAATATCAAAGAGTTCCTGGAAAGCCATTTAGAGGGCTTTAACAACGTAACAGTAATATCGTAACAGAAAGGTGTACTTGATCTGTATTTCTATCTCCTAAGATTGGTCTCTGAGGAATATATCACGAAAAATCACAGATTTGGAAGCCATACCTCTAAAAACGATTGTTACTCTGGTTAATAATTCCCATGAGCCGTCATTGTCGGTGGCGGCTCTGATTTTGGGGAAAGGAAGTGATTAAGACGGCAGAGCATAAAGTGATTATCAAAGGCATTTACTATGGCAATAATAGAACCATGCCATGTCTTAACGATTATATTCATGCCTGTGGGAAAAGCCCCCATGTTGGGGGAAAAATGAAACGAGATTATCAACTTATTGCCTCAAATGCAATCAGAAAACAGATTGGAAAAGTGAGAATAACAAACCCGGTCAAAATTCATTACAGATTCTTTGAGGCTGATATGCGGAGGGATCCATCGAACCTTGCGAGTTTCTTTGTCAAGGTATTTGAAGATTCACTGCAACAATGTGGCGTGTTGCCTAACGATGGGTGGTTTAACATTGCAGGCTATTCGCAAGATTTCTTTGTGGATAAGGAAAACCCCAGAATAGAGGTTACAATCACAGAGGAAAGTAAGTTCGGAACTGCCCCTTAGAGGGTTTCACAGGAGCTACATAATGGCTAACAAACGAATGTTTACAATGAAAATAGTTGACAGCGATGCGTTCTTGGATATGCCGTTATCTACCCAGTGTCTATACTTTCATCTAAACATGAGAGCGGATGATGATGGGTTTGTCGGCAACACGAAACGAGTTATGAAAATTGTTGGTGCGAGTGAAGATGACCTAAAACTACTGATTGCAAAGAGATTTTTATTGGTTTTTGAAGATGGAGTTATAGTCATTAAACATTGGAGAATGCACAATACTCTGTCTAAAAGCAGATACCATGAAACACAATATCTTGATGAGAAAGCCATGTTGAAATTGAAAGACAATGGGGCTTACTCTTTTGAGAATGGGCAGCCGATTGACGATACTAAAACCATTGGTATGTACGGACGGAGAACAAGTGGAGAACAAGTGGAGAACGCAGATTTAGATTTAGGTTTAGACTTAGATAAAGATATAAAAAAAGATAATGTCGGAAAAGCACCGACATCCACTGCCTATAAAACCATCATTGAATACCTGAACGAAAAAACCAATGCACATTACCGCCACACAACGAAATCCACACAACGGATTATCAATGGCAGATTGTCAGATGGCTTTTCGGTAGACGATTTCAAACTGGTTATCGACATTAAGAGTTCACAGTGGATTGGAGACAAGAAGATGTCTGCATACCTCAGACCGGAAACCCTGTTTGCAGCCTCTCATTTTGAAAGTTATCTGAATGAGGCACGGCAGGCAGAACCGAAGAAACCAAAGTATTCCGGCTTGAGTGAGAAAATGGCAGCAGAAACGGCGGCTCAGGTCGGCGGAGAGAATGACTACGGAGACTTTAAGTAAGGGGTTGAGGGAATGGAAGATAATACAGGTGTATGCCCTAAATGCAACGGCGTGGGTTACATATTCTATGACGAAAACGGTTATCAGATAGCCCGTGAGTGTGAGTGCCAGGAACTTATTAAGGCAAAGGCAAGATTGAAAGCATCCGGTATATCTGATGAATTTCTGAAAAAGGGGTTCAAAAATTTCAACGACCGAAACTTACCGGTTCTGAAAAAGGCGAAAGAGATTGGACTGGACTACTGCAAACAGTTTCCGAGTATTCGGCATGAACGGCGTAACTCAGTTTTGTATCAAGGACAGGTTGGATCCGGCAAAACACATCTCTCAATGGCAATTTGCAATAATATCATGGAATTTCACAAGGTTGGTGTTGTTTATATGCCGTACCGGGAGGAAATCACAAGGATTAAGCAGACGGTCACAGATGAGATAAATTACAACAATGCCATAGGCAGATTTAAAAATGCTCCGGTGCTTATGATTGATGATTTACTGAAAGGCAAAAACAGTGAGGCAGATGTGAACATCCTCTTTGAGATTATCAATTTTAGGTATCTCAATAATATGCCAATGGTAATCAGCACAGAGAAAACCATAGATGAACTCTTGAGTTTTGATGAGGGTACAATGTCGAGAGTGATTGAAATGGCAAGAGGACATCAGATAGAAATTCTCGGCAGAGAATACAATTATAGGCTCTATGGAGATTAAAAAAGTAGGAGGAAAGGGTGTGCGCACATAATCCTGGGAACCTCTGAAAGTGAATGACAGACAAAGAAAGATACCAAGACCTTAAAAACAGAGGTATATGCGTATATTGCAAAACCGCTCCGGCAGAGGACGGAAAAACCACTTGCCGTATATGCCGTGAAAAACAGAGAAAACAAACATCCGAGAAAAGGGCTGCACTCAAAAAACTTGGATTTTGTACCGAATGTGGGCAAAATCGAATTTTTGGAAGTGAAAGAATCTGCCCGGAATGTGCGGCTAAGAAATATGCCGGCAATCTCAAACGCAAGGATGCGGAAAGGGATAGGGAATACCAACACAACCTAAGAGAAAGGCTTAAAGCCGCCGGAATATGCGTTAAATGCCGGAAACGAAAGGCTGAGACCGGAAAGACACGATGTATCACTTGCAATATTAAAGAAAGGGAGAGAGCAAGGCAGTATCGTGGCGGTATTCCAAGGCATGAAAGACCGGCATACGGAATGTGTTATTTCTGTGGAGCGGCTATAACCACTGGAAAGGTGTGCGAATCTTGCAAAGAACGCATAATCAAAAACCTGCCGGATGAACCGGTGCCGAACGAAAATTGGAGGCAGGCGGAACGTGCAAGGGTTTTGGCAATACAGTATAGGAATAACTACACGCAGCAACATTGACTATATTTTTTACACTAAAAATCTCCAAAAGAGAACGAACAAAACTTGGTAAAGAGAGGTAATGGAATATTTTGAACGACAATTTGATAATAGATTGCTTTGCTGGTGGCGGAGGGGCGAGTGTTGGTATAGAAATGGCCCTCGGCAGACCAGTAGATATAGCAGTAAACCATGATCCACAGGCGATTAGGATGCACAAAGTAAACCATCCAAATACGATGCACTTGACAGAGGACATTTTTAAAGTTGACCTGGAGAAATATGTCAACGGAAAGCATGTAGCACTTATGTGGGCGAGTCCTGATTGCACAAGTCACTCTAAAGCAAAGGGAGGGCAACCGAGAAAGAGCGGTTTGAGAATTCTTCCGTGGGCTGTTTATAAGCACGCAAAAAAATTACTTCCAGATGTGATCATCATGGAAAATGTGGAAGAAATCCAGCAATGGGGACCGCTTGATGAAACTGGCCATCCAATCAAGGAAAGAGCGGGAGAAGATTATCGAAAATTTATAAACTCAATGAAAAACATCGGATATGACTTTGACAGCAAAGAGTTGGTTGCGGCGGATTATGGAGCACCTACTACAAGAAAACGCTGGTATGCGATATTTCGGAGAGATAAAAAGGAGATTGTTTTTCCAAAGCAGACGCATAGCAAAGATGGGGCAACTCCTGAAACTGAAAGCTGGCTGGAATGCGGAGATTATATTGATTGGTCAGATTTGGGAACATCCATTTTCGCTAGAAAAAAACCTCTTGCAGAAGCCACAATGAAACGGATTGCAAACGGGTATGTTAAATACGTTGTGAATAATCCAAAGCCATATATTGTCAACAACGAAGAGGCAGTTGCGTTTCTTATTCAGTATCACGGAGAGCAGAAAAGCGGAGATGCAAGGGGGCAACTTCTCACAGAACCAATCAAAACAATAGATACAAGCAACCGTTATGGTCTCGTAACAGCGTTTGTGACAAAGTTTTATAAATCCGGCATAGGGCAGGGATGCCAAGAACCACTACATACAATTACGACTTCACCTGGACACTTCGGGATAATCTCTGCATTTTTGATTAAATATTATGGGTCGGGCGGTAGCTGTCAGACTACAGACAGACCATTAGATACGATTACAACAAAAGACCGGTTTGGACTTGTGAATGCAGTGACAGATATTGATGGCGATAAGTATATCCTTAAAGACATTTTCCTGCGGATGCTAAAACCGGAAGAATTGAAACTGATGCAAGGATTTCCAAATGACTACATTATTGACCGAGACATCAATTTCAATCCGTACCCAATTAAAGAACAGGTGGCGAGAATCGGAAATAGTGTCGTTCCAGTGATGGCACAACGGCTGGTGGAGGCGAACTGCCCGTATCTAAAAATTGGAGAGCGCAGTCCATCACCAACCATATATCAACAGAACAGTGGTCAGATAGCATTTAGATAATAAACAGCTGAGGGAAACTGCGCAACGGAACAGAAGTAGATTTGAAGTATATGGAAGGAGAAATTACATGGGAAACAGTACGGATTTGGCTTATGAAAAAGAACGGTTCCTTTTGCAATTCATTGATAGCGAATGTATCCCAAGCAATAAGGAATACACGGAGCAGGACATACATGAGTGTGATGAAGCCATAGCCGAGTATGAAGGTCTGCTTCGGCACGAAATTGATTTAGGAAATACAGTTCAAATATCACAGATTAGGAAAGAAATACAGCACGAAAAGGTTGAAAAGCGGAATATCAAGAGAATGATGAAAAACAGAATGGAGTACGCACTCACATAGATTTCACATGATGGAGAGTTTGCGATTGTTAAGACCGAAGCACTTGGGGAACGCAGGGCGTTCTAATCGTAGTCAAGAGGTCGGAATTATGCTTGTGCGTGATTCTGTTTGGATAACTGGAATTTCCAACATCCAAAAACAATACATTCTCTTGATGATTTACTGGAAACAGCACCACGCAATCAGACAATCGGAGATAATCTGATCCGTGCGTGGCACATTATCAATAATGATAAATACAAAAAGATATGTTGCTCGGTATCGGCTGGATCCGACAGCGACATTGTGGTTGATATATGCAGCAAGGTAGATATACACCACAAGATTACATACGTTAATTACAACACCGGGCTTGAATATGCTGCTTCTAAAGAGCATATCGGGTACTTAGAAGAACGGTATGGAATTGAGATAAAGATATATAAAGCATGGGAACATGGTATGACAGTTCCGGCAAGCTGCAAGAAATATGGACAACCATTTATGAATAAGACCGCAAGCGAATATATCCACAGATTGCAGTTGCACAATTTCAAGTGGGAAAACAAGCCGTTTGAAGAACTGTATAAGGAATACCCGCATTGCAAAGCTGCACTCGATTGGTGGTGTAACAGGAAAAAATCAAACGCAAACAATATATGCAACAATAAATGGTTAAAAGAATTTCTGATAGAAAATCCGCCAGATTTTCCAATATCCAACATTTGCTGTAAGAAATCAAAGAAGGACATATCCCACAAGACAGCTAAAAAAGAGGGATTCGATTTAATGATAGTCGGCGTTAGAAAAGCGGAAGGAGGAGCAAGGGCAACTTCCTACAAGAATTGTTATTCGTGTGACCGTGGAAATAAGATTGACGAGTATAGACCTATTTATTGGTATAAGGACGAGGATAAGCGATGCTATGAACAACATTACATGATTGTGAATAGCAAATGTTACACAGAATACGGATTGAAGAGAACCGGCTGCTGCGGTTGTCCTTTTGGAAGGAACTCTGAGTTTGAGTTAGAAGTTCTAAAAAAATATGAGCCAAAATTGTATAAGGCAGTTTGCAATGTGTTTCGTGATTCGTACGAATATACGAGAAGATACAGAGATTTTCAAATCGAGATGAACCGAAAATCGAAAGATAGTTATCAATTAACCATTGATGATTTTTTAAATCAGAAAAGGTCACACAGAAGCTGCGTTTAAAATTGAGAAGGTGGAAAGGTAATGGAAAAAGTCAAATGGCTGGATGCATACTGTCACAGGTGCGGCGAGCAGATGAACAGTTGGGACATGCGCTTGACAAAGACGTTCAAAGTGAAGAATACCTGTGAAAAGTGTTTCTGCAAAATTTATGACATGGACAAGGAAAGGTTCCGGGACACCATGGAGGATTTCTGGGGGATTAGACCATGCCAAGGAATTTGAGGTGACTATGGGAAAAGAATACAATCTACTGACAAAAAGGCTGCTTGCAGAAGGATATACCGCAGAGAATCACCCGGATTATGTGAAGGTAGGAGGCTATGGATGCCGCAACGAGTCACTGGATAATTGGGATGGGGGATTTATATATGTCAGAATGTACGCAGAGAAAATTGTATACAAGACAGGGTGTGGAAAATTCGTGATGGGAAAGACCTGTTTTGGCAACATGGGAACTATGGGCGTGGATTGGACTCATGAAAATAACAACCCGGTTTTCCGCTGCCCTTATGATAAGCCAGAGTGTGAAATGAATGATTCGAGGCTTCACGGGATGCATGGTGGAGGCCTGTGTATACAGTGCTGGTGTACATGCCATAGTACCGACGAGCCATACGATTATGAAAACAGCATCGAAAAGGCAAATATGGAGCGGAAGGAGGAAATGGAACGCAAATACCGAGAGTATTCAGACGCCAAGAAGGGACATATCTGCCAAAACCATATGTACTACAACGAGCGTGAGCGGGAATGGCATCTTGAGTATAATCCAAAGTATTGCGCATCGATGAGGTGCAATGGACAGTCCAGCAGAGATTTTGAACAGCATGAGTTGCAATGCCCCATTCTCGGAAGAGCGCTCGATAAGAAGAATGGCAATGTATTCTACGACCTCAAAATTAGTTTCCTTCGCAAAGATTTAATTGGTACGCTGTTTGAAGGACAGATTGATACTCAGGTCATAAAGGGCAAGCGTGTGTTCAAAAGCAATGTAAGTATGGACATATGCAGAAATTATGTGAAACTATGCAAGGATGATCTGATACATGATGTAAGGATGCAATATCACCAGGAACTGTTTTTCTCCGAACACTATAAAGATTACTTCGATGTGGAAGTGCTAAACATCCGGGCGGAGACAAGACAGAGCCGTGATCTGATGCAGGACCTTCAGGACATTCGGGATGGTATACAAATTATATACGAGGACGAAACAGAGAAGGAAATAAAGCAGCGAAAGCATGAAATGAGGGAAAAATCCAAAAAGAAGGAAATTCAAAAGCTGGAGAAAAAGCTGATAGATGTTGGATACGAGAATCTTGATTCATACGATCAGAACAGGATTCACAAATTTATTGATTCTGATCGGTTGGGAGAGTTGATTGATATTAGACAACAGAAATTGAAAGAGGAACGAGAAAAGCCAGTACAGCTTAGTATATTTGATATGAGTGATTATTAAAAGTATGGAGGTGGATTTTATGAGCAGGAAGGAAAGAATTGAAAATGCACAGAACAGGGCGCTTGAAAGACTGGATTATGTCACTGACTACAGTGTGGCATCAGACTTTGTAGAGGTTACAGGGAAAATAGGCGGTGATACAGTAACATTCAGGGTTTATGACAATGGGGATATGTATGAAAGATGAGGAGGGCAAGATGAAAATTGTAATAGAAATTTCACTTGTAGCAGTACCAATTACAAGTAAATATGAGGAGGTAAAGATTGGGGAGAGATATCCAATAAAGAAATTGATGATGGGACAGTCAAGTACCACCATCACGTTAGAAAACATTAGAGGCGCGTTCTCTTCCGTACACTTTAAGTTTTACATCGGTCAGAAAGAAGTGGATATATTTAACAGTGCACTACTAAATCCATATCGTTTATATAGTAAAAATCCAGCAATCATGTTCAAAGAGAAAGAGGTGCAGAATGAACAGAACATTTAGAATAAGACCATACATAGGGCACGAAAACCTTTCGATTGACGGAAGAATGATACCATATCCTCTGGTGACGGCGGGCGAGTATCTCAAGGCAAAGCATGAGGATATGACAGATCAGGATTTAGATGAATTTATTGATAATCGCTTGGAACAGTATTCCATGCTTAACACGATTATCGCAATGAAACAGAGTTGTTTTCTTCTTAGACACACTAGATACAGTTGTGATAGTTTGGCGGACCACTTATACGATCACAAGAACGATATGGTTTCCAAGTACAACGAAACATACCCTGATGAACCGTTTGACGAGGGCTTCTACGACAATTATTCAAAGTACATTTCAGTTGTGCATGACAACCTCGGAAAGATTGATTTTTCTTATATGACGGAACCGGTGTGCGTGATTTATGAGCATCCATTGGATTATCCAGACAAATATGTAGTCAGAATAATGGATGTTTGTTCTGGAGATGTCCAGATTACCAATGCAATAATTTTGAGAGATACGGTCGCGGAATGCAGAGAAGAAATCCATAATAACGGATTTTTCTATTGCGTACCACCGGTATTTGAAGATGACAAGTGCATAGTAGAAACGTGGACGAGGTGAGATGAATGAAATACAATGTCGAATTTGCAAAATTTATCACAGTTGAAATCGAAGCTGACTCAAAGAAAGAGGCGGAGGATATAGCGGCGGTTATGGACACGGATGAAATTGAGGAAAGAAGCGTCAATTTTAATGACAGAGGTTATGAAATATGGAACATTGCAGAAAAGTGAGGTTTTAGTATGTATGGATATATAGAGGGATTTTCTGATACCGATACAATACGCTACTGTCCGAAATGTGCTTCTAAAATTGGAGAATTTTTCTCTGACGGCACCGGAAAGTGTAGCGAATGCGGAATGAGATTTGCGGTCATAGAGATAGACGAAGAAAGAGGAGAAGAATGAGAATAGGGCTTATTGATGTTGATGGACATAATTTCCCAAATCTGCCACTTATGAAGATATCTGCGTGGCATAAGGCGCATGGCGACATAGTAGAGTGGTACGAACCTCTTTTTAGTGGTCATATGGACAAGGTTTATATGTCAAAGGTATTTAGTTTTACACCAGACTATGAATACTACATAGACGCGGATGAAATCGAGAAAGGCGGGAGCGGATATTGCATATCACTTGTTGGCGGCAAAGAGGTTTTTGACAAATCAAAAGATAAGGAGCTTTCGCCTGAGATTGAGGGCATTTACCCTGATTACTCGATTTACTATGACAAGATTCCAGAAGTCCGAGACACGGCATATGGATTCCTGACACGAGGATGTCCGAGAGGATGCGACTTTTGCCATGTAAAGGATAAAGAGGGCAGATGCTCGACAAAGGTTGCGGACTTATCACAATTCTGGCGAGGGCAAAAGAATATAGTTTTACTTGACCCGAACATAACCGCTTGTAAGGACTGGCGAGAATTGTTCCAACAATTGATTGACAGCGGAGCATGGATAGACTTTTCTCAGGGCGTAGACATCCGCATGATGACAGAAGATAAAGCGGAAATGATAAAGAGAATGAAAATAAAAAACATTCATTTTGCGTGGGATAAGTATGAGGACAAAGACATGATAGTGCCGAAATTCAAGCAATTTCAACAGATAAGTGAATTTGCTTACTGGAAAATGACGGTATATGTGCTCTGCAATTTCGACACGACGTTTAAAGAGGACTTGGAAAGAATTTACACACTGAGAGAGCTAGGGTATAGCCCATATGTGATGTTATACGACAAAGAGCATATACCAAAAGGACACCAGTTAAGGAAGCTGCAACGGTGGGTAAATAGCAGATTCGCTTTTAGGAGTTGTAAAAGGTTTGAAGATTATATTGCGTAACGAAATTAAGGAGGAACAATGGAACTAATTATAAAAGACAAGAAAGCGCAATGCCCGATATGTAGCGGAATAGTACATGAGCTGATTATCAATACTCTGTACAGATGTTACGATTGCAGGATGTTATATCAAGTGAAGAACCGGGGATATGCAGAGGGTTCGCTTGAAGTTGAAACCGTGATGGAGGGATTGGGATGAAAATATATTATGGGAATACGAAAAGATAAAGGGAAAAGTGGCATGGTACACGTTTCATTTGATTTGGTAGATGAATTTATCCCCAGAGTACCATCACAGAGATTGAAAACGGAAGATGACACAATTCCTCGCATATGCGTAGCACCAAACATTCTGAGTGCATTGCAGTCGATTCCACAGTGCGGAAATGTTATATGCGTCATGTATAGGCTTAGGCTGCCAATCATCATCCATGCTTATTACCTAAGAAGTTCTCATGTAATAGACAACAAAGAAGTTCAAAGGTACGTTGAGGATGCAAAAGTAACTGGGGAGATGTGGTTATCAGAGCCGCCGGAAAGCGTATACAGAGCTGATTACATGATAACGGATTTTACGGCTCCGCTGAGAACGGACTACTATGGCAGCAGAGAACATTTTGTATATTCAGCGAGTATAAAGAGGGTAAAACATCAAGATAACTGGAAAAATCTATGCGGATCCCTTTATCTGGAGGATAAAAACGCGAAAAAATTTCAGGAGCTAAGGAATATATGCTCATTCCGAACTCTTATGTCAAATTTGGACAAAGAGGATATAAAAATTCTGAAAGAAAGGATGAGAGCCAATGAAAGAATCGCAGATATTTCCAACAATACAACGCTTGTATAAGGGAGAACCGGAGGACTGGCGTAGGATTATTCGGTTGGTAAAGTACGATGCAGACCTCACAATCAGGAGCGTTCATTGGTTCGATATGAACTGTTTTGTATCATCTCTCGGCAGACTTATGAGAGATGGAAAAATATGTGATTTGAGTTATGACAATCAGATGAACCTTACAAGTATGTTCACTGACGTAGACGGAAATCAAGTGAGGTTCAAACGGCACCAGATAGTCATGCAGACATTTGACATGGCCGGCAGAACTGGAAGAGAGACCGTAGACCATAAATCCCGGAGACGGTATGACAACAGTATCTATAATCTCCGATGGGCAGATAAAGATACTCAATGCGAGAACCGGGATAACGACAACGGAAAGGCACGACCTGTCATGTGCATACCGTCAGGCGAAATCTTTATGTCGTGCAAGGAAGTAGAGATTGCATTTGGACTTGCCAGAAATACGGTTTCAAAGGTTGCCAGCGGCGAAAGAGATAGCATACACGGATATAGATTCTGTTATCTGTGAGAAAGGAGGTACATAAGTGGTAGAATTTGTGGATTTGGACGGGAACACACAACAGATAGACCCACAAAATATAGGACAACACTTCTTTCATGTTGACTGCCTTACTGTATTGAAATTGCTGCCGGACAAGTGCATAGATGTGGCAATCGTGGATCCGCCATATGGAATCAATGCACCAAACATGGCAATGGGAACCAACAAGTCACGCACGAAAAACGGTTATCCGGCGGAAAGCACGGCTGACAGACTTAGGAAGAAAGGCAGACTTAACCAGGGAGCCGGTAAGTTGAAAGACCGTGCATTGCAAAATATGAACTGTGAGTGGGATTTCCACCCGCCGGACAAGGAATACTTCCGGGAACTATTCAGGGTATCAAAAAATCAGATTATATGGGGAGGCAATTACTTCTCATACGGATGTGCAATAGAGAAAGATGAACAGACCGGGGAAGAAACGGTAATTCCTTTGGGGCTGCCGCCGACAAGAGGGATTGTTGCGTGGGATAAATTGCAGCCATGGGATAATTTTTCTCAGTTTGAGTTGGCGTGGACCTCATACGATAAGCCTGCCGGAGTATTCAAGTATTCAAATACCGGCGGTGCGAACAAAGAAAAGAAGATTCATCCCACACAGAAACCAGTTGCCTTATACGAATACCTGATACGGAAATTTGGAATCGGGGGGGATACTGCGGTACTTGACACGCACGTTGGAAGTGCATCAAGCCTAGTGGCATATTACCGAAACGGAATAAATTACATAGGCTGTGAGATAGACAGTGAGTATTACAAGTCTGCAAAAGAACGGCTGGATGCAGAACGGTCACAATTAACACTATTTGATTTGGGAATGGAGAGACCAACATGAGGAAGAAAAGCGCAATGTTTGATTGCCCAGTATGCGGCAATCCACTCATCAAAAGTAAAAGGTATGCGAAAATACGGTGTATCTACTGCGGACATTACACAGATGTTCCGGGGTTTGAGTCGAAAAAGGAGGAACATAAAGATGACAGAAGCAACGCTTAAAAGAGCACAAGAAATTCAGAATAGGATTTTAGATTTACAGACAGCTTACTGTTGGCTTGAAAATGTGGAACATACAAGAGTGTCTTTAATTGCTACTGGATGTACAGTAAATGATACCGTTGAACTTTCACCAGAAGCAAGAACATTTATGAAAGTAATGTGTACTGGTGAAATTGATAAGCTGCGATCAGAGTTTGAAAAATTGTAGTTCAAAAGGAGGAAAAGCGTAATGAATGAATTTGCGCAAATATATGCGGTCGATTTTGACGGCACGTTATGTGAGAGCCAATGGCCCGGAATAGGAGCTCCGAATACAGAATTAATAGATTTCCTTATCGAGTGCAGAAAAGATGGCGTGAAGCTCATTCTGTGGACTTGTAGAGAGGGAGAAAAACTGCAAGAAGCAGTGGAATGGTGCAAAGAGCATGGATTGGAATTTGATGCAGTAAACAACAACCTTCCTGAAATGATTGCCTTACATGTAGGAAGCAACTGCCGCAAAGTGTTGGCGGGACGATATATTGATGATTTGGCAGCAGATAAGAGATTGTACGGAATCCCATTCCAAGGAAAACAAGAATCAAAACCACTTCCATGCCCCATGTGTGGAAAGGAGATAGACGAGAATGCGGATATGTATTTACCTGAGAGAGATTGGAAACCGACTTTTTATGACCCTGATAGCGGCGGAGACCCAATATCTATCCATTGTAAGTGCGGATTGGAGTTTTCTACAGGAACGCATGATTATGCTGAGTTTATAAATGAGTGGAATAGGAGAGCGAGGAAATGAGCAAAGACATAACGACCCAATACACCAAAGAGCAGAATAAAGAGTGCGGTAGAAATGGTTATTGTATGGCACATAGAGAAAAAGAAGCTGTAATTTTACCGAGAGATTACGGAGAGTTCTTGCGGAAACGAGGCAAAAGAAAATGAAAATTATTGATGATTTGTCGGTTGATAAGGAAAAGTACAGTATTCCGTTTTCAACGGAGAACATACACCAAAACAGAAAGTGGATTCGTTGCAAAGAACGTATGCCGCAGGAACATGATAAGCCAAAAGATATTTATGATATGGACACACTTGCAATCATAGATTGCGAGTGGCACAAAGTTTCCAATCCGGTGCAGGTTACGGTGTGGGATTGGGAAAACGAAAAGTCTTTTGTGAGTAACGACATGACGGTTGACGGAGCATGGGTGAATTATGGAACAGAGGATTTTCTAGTTTTGGCATGGCAACCTTTGGCGCAGGCATATGTTCCATGCGATGAAGATTTTGAGGAAAACGATGAAGCCAGCAGTGAGTAGTCAAAAAATATCCCATTGGGAGTTTGTGGCGGATGGGTTCACAATTCCGGTTCGTATAACAGAGCATAGGCAAAAATCGCATGGCGTTGATATGAGAATAACAAGCGTGTCGAACGGACCATTGTTACAGCACTACCAATGTTGCAGAGAGGCGGAATGGTTTGTTGACAAGCTGTTTAAGAAGGAGGAACTCAATGAAGAAACAAGGAAACTCAATAGCAGGAAGAAAGAAAAACACTGACTATGATTTCTACGAGACACCACAGTGGGCGACTGAAAAAGCGGTCGAGCAAATGATTATTGATGGCATTTTAAGCAAGTACGATGAAATATATGAGCCATGTTGTGGTGCAGGAGCAATGACTAAAGTATTAGAAATATACTTTAAAAATGTGAAAAAATCTGACATACAGACAGCAGACTACATCGACGGAAAGAAAGGAGTAGATGTTTATGAAATCGGAGACGATGTGTGTGATGTAGTGTTCACAAACCCGCCATATGACAGAATGACAAGAGATAATATGCTTGACGAGTTCCTGCGTATTTCAAAAAAGAAAGTCATTCTTCTACTAAATATTTTTTACTTATCAAGCAAAGACAGAAAGAAAATGCTTGAAAACAGTTGTTTAAGGCACATATATATACATTCGGACAGAGTGACAATGTACCCATACGGAGAAGAAAAACCAAAAAACGGTGGAACAAAGATGTTTGCGTGGTATGTGTGGGATAAAGAATACAAAGGAAAACCAACAATAAGTTGGATATAGGAGGAGGAAAACAATGGATAAGACAAAAATTGATTGGTGTGATAGCACCTGGAATCCGGTAACAGGATGCTTCCACGACTGCCCGTACTGTTATGCGAGGTCTATTGCGAACCGGTTCGGATGCGCAAGCGAAATGAGCCATGACGTAGAACTGCCATGCGAACTCGAATGGTTTACCAGACCGGAGGGGAAGATACATGAGCTTGAAGAACCAATATATGACTCTGATAGAGAACATAGAGCACCATATCCGTACGGGTTTGATCCTACATTCCACAAATACCGCCTGAATGACTATGCAAAGAAGAAAGGTCGGAACATCTTTGTATGTTCAATGGCAGACCTTTTCGGCGCATGGGTGCCGGATGAATGGATTGAGGAAGTATTTGAGGCTTGCAAGGCAGCTCCGCAGCATAATTATATGTTCCTCACAAAAAATCCACAGAGGTATCTTGACCTCGAAGCTGAGAAAAAACTTCCTTTGGCGGACAACTTCTGGTTCGGTACATCAATCACGAATCCGAATACGATGTATGCGTGGTTTACGGAAAAGAAGTTCCACTGGTTCGTTTCAATAGAACCTATTCTGGAGGACATAGGAGATTTTGGCGGTGGCGCATTGCCTGAGTGGATTATCGTCGGCGCAGAAACCGGAAACCGCAAGGATAAGGTTGCACCGGAGAAATCGTGGATTGACAGCATTGTAAGGCAATGCAGAGAGAATAATATCCCCATTTTTATGAAAGAAAGCCTTAGAGCCTTGTACGGAGATTCGCTCATTCAGGAATTTCCGAAAGGACTTCGGCGTGAATGATGTTCTCTATAAAAGTATTGATAAGAATATGATAAAAGATCCGGTAGCCTACTGCAAAACACACCATGCCTATCTATCCCGAAAGCAGATGAAGATACATAGATGCATATCACGAGGGTGCACCGGTCTGCAGGAAACCAACGATGAATTTTGGGAGGAACGCCGCAGACGAAAGAAAGAGGCTAAACAGAAGAAAAAGGAAATCTATACAACAACGCGAAAGGAAATTATATGATGGATGGACAAATAGGTATTTTTGATTATCTGAAATCACAAGAGACGGACAGAACGCCTAAAGTCGGGGATAGGGTTGGGAGAATCATTCTCGGAGAAATAGAGATCGGAACGATAAATAAGGTTGAGGGGTATGGCGAATATTACTTTTACCGGACGGATCATGGATGCTTTGATGCTGGTTCTCGGACAGATATTGAGCAGATGGAACGCGAGGCGGCAGAAGCTAGAAAGAAATACAAAACCATTGAAATAGACCACTTTGACAAATTCTATGCGGTAGAATATCCACCGCGGAATTGCGACGGAGTTGTGACAAAAGCAATGATTGGAATATTTCAAGGAATGCTTTTTTGGAAAGAGGATTGCACATATCAGTTTCTTGAACCTTGCGAAAACGTTGAAAAAGAATACCAAAAACGTATTTACAGAATAACGCATAATACACATGGCGAAGAACTTAGATATACCGTATTGCAGGAGCCAATAAAAACAAACAGACTTTATTGGTCGAATGCCAGAAAATGTTACGCAGATGCGCGATATGTAGAATACAATTATTAAACAGTAATATGAAAAGGAGAAACAGTATGAAAAAAGAAGTCAAAACAATGATTGATGACTATATGAAAACAGAACCGAAAACGCCGGAGATAAAGAACTGTCCGTTTTGCGGAGGACACGCCTCATTCTCAACAAGAAGTCAGACACCGAATGCAATTATATTCGCAAAGTGTGAGTGCGATGACTGCCACGCTGTAATCGGCGTAACTCAGACTGACATAGCAGAAGTTATAAAGGAAATCTGCATTGCAAAGTGGAATAGGAGGGTAGAACAATGAGTAGAGAGTACAATATTTTTCTTCCGAGAGGACTGAAATTTGATATTTTCGACCTGCCAGAAGATTTTGAGGAACAGGTATCACACGCATTTGCTGAGTACACAGAGGGAACAAGCGATGATTATACATATCAGGACAAACTATCGTTCATTGATAATGTTGTAGAGCATTTGAACAATTGGAGTGATTCTGGAACTTGTGTAAATGAATTGGTGGAAGAACAGTTTGCGTATGAGTGGGAAGAAAACGGCACTATAATGTCTGAGGACGATGTGTATTGTGCGGAGTTTATGGAAACGTGCTTTGAAGCCGGGAGGGAGAAAGCAAAATTGAACTCTCATTTCGGCACGGACGACCATCACATCTACGACCAGATAACGAAAGTGCTTGCACAGATAATCACAATCGTTATGAACTACGATACGAGGAAAAATCCATGACACCATTGGAAAAAGCCAGAGCAATAAAGGGCGTAAACGCTTGCATAGAGTGTGAGAAGTGCGTAACAATCCGTGGAACTTATTATTGCGAGGAAAGCGGAAAGATACTTCTCCCTATGTTTGCGGAGCATGGCGCGGCTATGGGCTGCAGCGTAATGGCGTGGAAGTTTGAAAGGAACGGAGGACAGAAATGAGTTTGAGTTTTTGGCTTATAAAAGTGAAACTCATTTCTATCTTTAGTCAAAATGTAGGGGTTTTTAAGAATGAGTAATATTTCAGCAAAGACGCATATGGTTGGTACGATAATTTAATACAGTATGGCTAGAAATTGAGAAAAAAACAGGAGGATTTGAAAATGGAATTTAATGATTTTATGGCACTGGTACGTGACGAGATAAAAAAAGAAATGGGCGAGGGTTATGTTTTAAGACTTAATGAGGTACTGAAAAATAACGGCACTAAACTTAAGGGTATAAACATCATGGAGTCTGGAGAAAACATATCGCCCACAATTTATCTTGACGGATATTACAGTGGATATGAGAATGGAACGCTTGCCATCGGGGATATTGTGGAGGATGTCCTGAAAACATACACCAGGAATAAGGTAAACGGAAATGTGGACATGAGATATTTCCTTGATTATGAAAAAGTGAAGGAAAGGATAGTATACAAGCTCATAAATACAGATGCAAATAAGGAGCTTTTGGAAGATGTGCCACATATGGAGTTTCTTGATTTGTCAATAGTATTCCAGTGCCTTGTATCAAAGGAGGAAAGCTCAACCGCCTCAATACTTATACATAACAGCCATATGAAGCTTTGGAATGTATCGGTGGAGGAACTTTACAAAACAGCGATGGAGAACACACCCAAGCTTCAGGAATATGAGATTAGGGATATGAATGATATAATCAGAAATGTAATGACTGAAGGAGGCTTTGAAGGTTTTTGTGATATGGAAGAGGAAGAACTTTCAGAAAGCACACCAATGTATGTGCTGACAAACAAATCGGGAATAGATGGTGCAGCATGCATTTTATACACTGATTTGCTGAAGGATTTTGCATCCCATATAGAAAAAAGCTTTTATGTAATTCCCTCATCTGTCCACGAAGTCATACTTGTTCCTACTGATGACAACACTGAAGCTGACGAAATCAGGCGCATGATAAAAGACATCAATGACACACAGGTTAAAACTGAGGAAGTATTGTCATACTCGCTATATTATTTTGACCGGGAAAGCGGTAGGCTGACGGTACTGGAGAAAACGAAAAGGAGATGAAACCTATGAGGCTGATAGATGCTGACGAATGTGAGGAAAGACTGTGGCGGCATCAGTTTTATAACCCTAGAGACACATTAACCGCAGTAAGGGTAGTGCGGGAAATGCCGACAGCAGATGCGAGGAAGGAAAATGCTGATAAAATGGAACGATTAACAAAAAGAGGTAAGAGAAACGAGGCACATATAATTGGAGTCAGCATAGAAAGACTGATATGTAAACTGACACATAAAGAACGTATCAATGTGTATAGTGTTATAAATAAGCTCGCGGAAATGAGGATATGGAAGAACAGGGCAGATTGATTAAATTGCCATGTAAGGTTGGCAATACAGTTTGGGATAATGATTTTGGCAGACCTGAATCATATACGGTTACTGGATTTTCTTTTGGAGATTTAAGCAATGACAAAGAAGAAATATTTGAGGGGATTAGCGTGTATTTTTCAAAATGGATTGGCAGTGGCAGGATAAGCGGTAAAACTGCAATTAGTCAAATTGGCAAATCCTTATTTCTCACAGAGGAAGAAGCACAGCAAGCATTAAAAATGATGAAAGAGAGGTAGGAGCCACATATGATGATGACTGAGGTGCTTGTGAGCATCAAACAGAAATGGTGGGATAAGATACGGATCAAAGAGAAAACGATTGAGTGCCGTATGAGTATGCCGAAAGATATTTCATATCCATTTAAGGTTATATGGTATGTGTCTGGCGGCGTGGGAATAGTCGGAGAGAGTATCTGTGACGGAATCCTGGAGGCAAAGAACTCAAGTGAATATGAAAACTTGGTTGATGGAAGTTGCCTTACAAGGTTCGACCTAATGGAATATGGCTGCGGCAGACCGGTCTATGGATGGCACATTGCGTCAACAAAGGAATATGATGAGATTATTCCATTGGAGGGCAGACCGCCACAGAGCTGGAAATACTGGAGGAAGTAATGGCAAGTAAGAGATTTTCAAAGAACACAGAGGAATTTATGATGTTTCAGGATTTTTGGCAGCTCTGTCAGAAATACTGGGAGCCAGAAGACAACGACGAATATTGGGAATCTGTCATTGCAGATGCAGGAGCTTTCACCAAGAAATATCATGACGGCATATTTCCAATGGAGATTGCAAAGGCGTTTCTCACAAGTTTGGAGTTGAGGATGAAAAAGATAAGTGATACTTAGGAGTACAACATGTATAAGAGTATAAGAAACTACGAGAATATCAATAAAGGAAGATATGAGACATGCGGAAAATACGACATCCCAATTCTAAAACCTACACACGGCAACGCAGATCAATGGATAGGTTTTAACTATGCGAAATCCTGCAAAAATCCGGAAAATAAAGGTGTTCATTTCTTCCTTGATGATTACCAGTTTATCCGGATGTGGAATAGGGCTGATGATTATATTCCCATGCTGAGAAAATTCAAATGTGTTATGACACCGGATTTTAGTACATATACAGATTATCCAATGGCACTGCAAATATATAACCATTATCGGAAACACTGGATTGGAGCACATATGCAGGCCTGTGGAATCAATGTCATTCCGACAATCAGTTGGAGCGACAAGAGAAGCTATGAATGGTGTTTTGATGGTGAACCAATTGGAGGATATGTTGCTGTATCGTCGGTCGGAACACAGGGAAATAAAATATGCATGGAATTATTCAAACAAGGGTATGAGGAAATGCTATTAAGGTTGCAACCGGAAAAGGTATTATTCTATGGAAAAGTGCCGGAGTGGTGTTCTGATGATAACATAGTTGAAATACCGCAATTTAGTGACAGATACGGAAAGGAATGATATAATGGGAGGCAGAGGAGCTAGCAGTGGCATAAGTGACAAAGGGAAAATTTATGGGACTGAATACACAACACTATTTGAATCCGAAAATATCAAATATGTCATGTATAATGATTCTGAATCCGCAAAAACGCCAATGGAAACAATGACAAAAGGGCGGATATATGTTACAGTAAATAAACAAGGAACTCTAAAAAGCATAAACTATTATGATGATAATAATAAGAGGTTCAAGCAGGTCGACATGGATCATTATCATGGGGAAATTAATGGGAACCACACGCATAAAGGATATTATCACGATGAGAATGGTACAAGGAAACCTACGCCAGAAGAAAACAAAATGATTGAAAAAGTCAAATATATATGGAGGAATAGGAAATGACATGGGAAGAATTTACGAAGTGGCAGAGCTGGGATGAATTTCCAGAATTAAGCGAAAATCCGCCGCTTACAGTAGATGTAATATTCTTTTACGATGGGAAAAAATATCAGGCGGATCATATGCCGAGAAATTGTGCAACTAAAGAGAACCCAGAGGGATATTATGTATGGGAAACCACAGATGGCGATTTCAAGCCTTTAGCACGCTGCGACAAGTTCATAGACGTGCTGAATGCTCCAGTGCTGAACGGCAAATCATTCAAAGAGCGCATAGAGGAACTGGATATAGATGATTAATAAAAGGGGATAGGAAAAACCTACCCCCTTAAATCATGCCTTACCGTCTACCGTTCACAGCGATTACAACATCGTCAAATCCACCGTCATAATAACACGTTCCTTCGTCTGAAAGCGTGACGCCGGGCAGCAGTTGACTATCATCGTCCATAAAGGACAACTCGCTGAATCCAACCATTGCCCCATCCTTGAGATACACAACGTCCATCCATACAAATTCTGCCGCGTTTGTACCGTTATTTGTGATTTGTGCCACAATTCCGTTATCGGTGGTATCATAGTTCACAGATAAATCATCATAGACAGGAGAGTATGATGTTTCCTCTGAAACGGTCAATGTATATTCAAAACTCTGTATGCTATCCCACTCATCGAATGTGGTCCAAATACCGGACGTCTGCCCGGGAGCGATAGCATTAACTCCATCAGAGGATGAACCTATCATGCTGCCGTCAGAATCGATGGCGGTCACATTCATTTCTGCGCTGACAACCTTATCTGAGTTGTTGGTGATATACATTACATAGTACATAAAGGAATCGTCTACCACACAAGAGTATTCCTGAACACTCATTTCAGCCGCAAGGTCTTTGGTTTCCGTTGTTTCGGTGGAATCCTCCACAACGGAAAAGTCATTCACAGTGGAATAACCAGAGGAAGTGGATGGAGACGAACCACAACCAGATAGGCATAATGCTAGCATTAAAACAATAAACAATCTTGATTTCATAAGCAAAACCTCCCAAAAATATTCTGAATATATTGTATCATCTAGCAATCAATGTTTCAATGTCATTATCGGAGAGCAAACTTCTTACAGCCAACTCTCCGAAAGAAATTATTCGGATGCCTTGAAATTATACACAGGCTTTATAATTGCATCAATGCGGACAGACGGCGCAATGTTGTCGATAATTTCCTGCATAGGCTTATACGCCATGGGTGCCTCATCCAGAGTATCGAGTGAAACGGAAGTGGTGTATATTCCGTTCATGGATTCTGCATAGTCGGTCATGGTAAGCTGCTCCTTTGCCTTTGTGCGAGACATGATACGGCCGGCCCCATGCGGAGCAGAACAGTTCCAATCCTCATTGCCAAGACCGGTCCCCATAATGCAGCCATCTTTCATATTGATCGGAATAAGAAGCTGCTCACCGTCCTTTGCGGAAATAGCACCCTTGCGAACGATGTTTGAATCATGGTCGATATAGTTGTGTATGGTGTGGAAGTGGCTCGGAAGTCTATCCATGCACCAGTCCATGTTTCTGCATATAATCTCAGCGATGCACTCACGGTTACGAAAAGCAAAATCCTGACATATCCTCATGTCGTGCAGATAATCCTCACGGTACTTACCCTCCAGATAGCATAAATCCTTTGGAATTTTTGGGTTGGTTGCCTTGAAATTACGATGCAGTTCCTTGATAGCATCCTGAATTTCAGACTTTCTTCTGGCGGCCTTGTACTCTGCAATGAGTTTATCCTGCCTCTCATATAAGTCATCCTTGCCGCACATAAGCTCATAGGCAAGATTTTGATAGTATTCTGCCACCTGTTTGCCGAGATTGCGGCTGCCGGTGTGAATGATGAGATAGTAGTAACCATCCTCACTCACATCAACCTCAATGAAATGGTTGCCGCCACCGAGCGTACCAATGGAGTGTTCTAAGCGTTTGGAATCCCTCAATTCACGGTAGCAGTGCAAATCTAACAATTCCGGGAACCGGGTTTCTCTGCCCTCATGCACATTTCTACCACTTGGAACATATTTGCGAATCACATCATCCAGTTTTGCAAAGTCAATGGGACATCTGCCAATACTGATTGTGAGCATACCGCACCCTATGTCTACGCCGACTATGTTAGGAATTACCTTATTTCCGAGGTCTGCCGTAAATCCAATCACACACCCTTTTCCGGCGTGAACATCCGGCATGATACGCACCTTGCAGTCCTTAAAGGCATCTTGTTGCAAGAGTGCGTGTACCTGCTCCAATGCCTCTTGCCCAATGTTATCTGTAAAAATCTTCAAATTCATTAATCAATCCTCCTATCACGTTCGTAGCCGTCCAAGTCAACAGGTCTCAAGTCTATCATTATCTCCATGGGATAACAGCCGTCACCGCCTATGATGTTCCAAAATTTGATTTCACAATCCTTGTATGCATTCCACCAGCTTTCATTTTCTATGTTGCGTTCCTCATCATAACCGCTAAAGTTACGTTCTTCGCATAGTTTATCGCCTTCCGAATTTTCAATTGTTATACAGGCGTTCCAGCCGTAATGTTCAAAAAAATCTTCCAATGTCATATAACCACCCCCCACATTATAACTCAATGGGTTCCCTGCCCATTATTATTTGGACTTCGTTAAAAAGCCTGGTGCTGATAAATACCGGATGACCGCCCTTATATCGCTTTCCGGCGAAACGGACAATTCCGATGTAATAATCGTTTGTTAAAATGTTCTTGATTGACTGTTTGCTAAAATTATTGCCCTGCAGTGTGAGATAGCCTTTTTCGGTGCAGTGAACAGCCACCCTGCTCAGAGACTTTAATCTTACGTATGACGTAAAGATATCCGTCACAATCATGGATTTATCAATATCTATCTCTATTTCAGCATCTTTATTCCATTTATATCCGATAGGAGCGGAACCGCAGCCTTTAGTGCCACTCTTGGCTTTGGCTCGCCTGCCCTTTGCGAGTTTCTGATTTATCTGCATACGGTCATAGGATGCCAATGCCTGCATTATCTGATTTATCAGGTAATCACTTGCATTATCCGCATAAAGGCTGTATGTCGGCTCCTGAATACTTACAATATCAACTTTCCTTTTGGACAGCTCATACCGGATAAGACCTCCGGCAATGTCAGACCTCCACATTCTTGACACATTGTAGCAGAGGACATACTTCACATCCTTGTTTTCGTCCAGCGCAACTAACATACTCTGCAATCCGTCACGGTCAACTATGGTTCCTGATATACCGTCATCAGAGAACCAGCCGACAATTTCAATATCATTTTCGACGGCGTACTTCTCAACACATTCCTCTTGAACGGACAGACCGAACCCATCATTTACCTGTGTGAGTGTGCTTACCCTCCTGTAAGCAAATGCTTTTTTTACCATGACAACCTCCTGTAATACCTTTCTGACGCACTGTGTGGCTCATATTTGAATTATTTAATATTCGTTGATAATTTCCTCACTGTGAGTGGGAAAATCAAAATATGGGGCAAATAACACTCTTAAAGAGAGCACTATGCCTTTAAGTCCGGGGAGATATTTCTACCTCCCCTGTAACTAAGGCTCACATACCAAGTCGTTCCATGTGACACCGAGGGCATCAGCGATACACGCAAGATACTCAATGCGTGGAACCTTTGAGCCGGAACACCACGCCGATACAAGCCCCGTCCCTGCTCCGACTTTTTCCGCAAGGTCAGCCTGCCTCATGCCCTTTTCACGGAGCAGACGCTTGATGTTGTTTGCGATTACATTTGTCTGCGCCGGTTCCATTCCGGCTGAACTGATACAGTCTGCAATTTCCGTTTCAAGGATATACGGAACGGTGTACTCGCTGATAATCCGCTGAGCGTCCTCAAACTGGTTCCGTTTCAGTGACTTGTAGCTGTGGATGCCAAACTGACGGTAAAGCTCATTGTAAATGTCCTGATACACCTTTTGCCGGATATGACCGTCATTGTATGCCGGGGACTGCTTGCCGCCGAGTGTGTCAACGCCTTTCTTTTTCACAGCATTGGAAATCGTTTCACATTCTGCCGGGAGCAGTGGGATATTTTCCTTGAAATCGTCAAGGTCATTCTTTACAGCCTGTACCTGTGCGGATTGCCGTCTCTGCTCCAGTTCCAAACGTGCGATTGAATCTCCCATTGAAAGCAAGTGCTGTGTCTGAGGGGAGAGGGCAGAGCGGTCAATGGCAGTCTGCTTTACCTTTTCCTCAATGCGTGAGAAGTATTCCCTTGCCTGTTCGGCTCGTTCACCGTTGCCTTTCATGGATAGTTTCTTTGCAAAGTGGGCGGTCAGCTTATAATCATCGGCAAAATTGCCCCTGCCTTGTTCATTCTTCATTGATGAAGAGTGAAAATAATCCTCATTTTCTGTGGCAAATTCATTATCTGTAATATTTGATTTACACCATCTTGCGTAATTTTGTGGTGCAAGTTCCAAGAACTCATACAGTTTCCTTGCCGTAGTCATGCCGTCAGAGTCAATCTGCAAGGCAATCTCAATCGGTGTCCTAGTATCAATCTGCATATCATTCATTGGCAGCCTCCTTACCCTGTTGCGTAAGCTGTAAATGTACGTAATCAGAGACTATCGCTATAAGCGTGTGCAATCTGTCACACGTGACTGAATATGTTTCCCTTTCGCCTTTATTTGGTGCTTCAACATTTATGATGTCGTAATCTTCCAAGATAGTATCAAGTATGCATTGTGCTTTAATTAAATTTTCCATTGTCGTTATCCTCCAATAAATAAAATAATATTTGAAAATCCATTGGAGTGATGATAGAATAATATTTACCACCACCCACTACGGATGGAGGCAGATAGTGTAGGGAGTTGTTTTCGTTGGTAGCGTGGCAACTCTCTATTTCTTTTTTAACAGTAGATAAATTCCTTGTCTGATTGCTTCACCTTTTGAAATATTGTGTTCAGCGCAATATTGTGTCAATAGAGTTTCAGTTTCAGCATCAAGCCTAATACTATATTTTATATCTTTAGGTTTATCTACTTTCGGTCTGCCTGTACGTGGACTCATACATACACCTCACTTTCTGCCACACATTTATTATATTTTATGTGTGGCAATAAGTCAATACATTTTGCTAATTTTCAAAACTCACTTTAAGGTGAATAACTGTGTGAAAATTGTGGATAAATACTTTCTTTCGGAGAGTACAAACGGCAAAATAAAACAAATTTTCCGCATCTATCATTTTAACGGCTTGTGGATAATTCCTATATAGAACTTATCACCGTAAAGCTGGATAATCTTTTCTTTGTCGGCTTCCTCAATAGGAATTAAGAAGTAGTTTCCCTGCAAAAATTTGTCATTCTTACAAAGCTTTAAACAATAAAAAACGCTTTTGCCTGAGCTTTCCATTAATTCTTTGGCTCTGCGGCTGAAATTTCTGTCAAAGTCTTCCATTTTCTTAATATCGCTAGTAACTTCATCGTCCAAAAAATGCTGTACGCCGTTGCTGTCTGTAAAATTCATTTCGCAAGACCTCCCATATATGTGATGGGATTATTGTATCATGCGGAAGTGATACAATTCAATTCCATTTTGGGAGAGCATATAGACTGAAAATGTTCATCGAAAGAGAGGATGAGTTATAGAATTTACTGTTTTATATCAAAGCTGCACGACAAGTATTTATTTATAAATACTATATATTCTTACTCTTTCTCTTACTCTATCTCTAGTTACATTGAAACAAAATGTAATCACAATGTAACGGTGCTTGAAAACCCAGTAAAATCAATGGTTTCATGGCATAGAGAGCCTTGTTTCAGGTTCAGTGAAGTACAAAAAAGAACATCGGAATTACATAGAAAAAATTACACTGTATAATTTTGTGTGTACAGCTTTGTTACAGAGTGTTACACAGCGTTACACAGTGTTACAATGTAACAATTTGCCAACAATTATGTTAAAAAGTGGATGTCGGTGCTTTTCCGACATTATCTTTATTATCTTTATCTAAGTCTTAATCTAAATCTAAATCTGCGTTCTCCACTTGTTCTCCACTTGTTCTCCGTCCGTACATACCAATGGCTTTAAACTGTTCCAACGTCATATCAGCCACTTACTAGATAATCCCATGTTCTTTTTTACACTTATCCAAATCCCCTCTGTAAATAATATACATCCAACGGCTCTTTCCGTCTTTTTTGAGGGCATATCCTATTGGAAGCCTGCCCTCCCTCATAAGGTATTGGACTGTCAATGTTCCCATATTCAGTTCTTTTGCTGCCTGTTTTACAGTTACCCTTGTATCACTCATACGCTTTTCTCCTAAAATTTCTTTTATCACTTTAAATCATTTTAGTATATATATCTAATATACTTATACATTACTTAGTTACTTATAAAGTTTATATTATTTATATAACTATATTATTTATTAAATATAAAGATATAGAAAATAATATAGGTTATATATATAATATACTTCTTGTTTATCACTTATTTGTGTTCGGCACGTTCACTTGTTGGTGTTCGGCTATGTTCTGTAAAACCTTGACTTATAAGCGTTTGAAGCGTTCGGATTTTGCTGCAAAACTAAATCATTTCTTTTAACTGATTGAGTGCGTCCTTGGTTTCCGTCACATAGTCGTTTAAGATTGCTAAGTAGTTGCTTATGCGTCCGCATGACATACTGTAAAGTTCCTTGTCTCGGTCGCTCGGGTCGGCTATGTTCTGGATGCCGTAATCCTCAAATAAATCATCTGAAATGATGAGAGCCTTTTCTAATGACGTTTCGAGTTCTGAAAGTTTGTTTGATATTTCTATTCTATTCATGTTTGACCTCCTTTTTGTAGTTTGTTTG